CTAACAGCTCTCATTGCTGCTGAATCTGCAAAATTATCGTCTTCTAATACAGATATCATTTCTTCTGGTGATACCGGCGAATATAGTTCTTCTTCAGTTAGCACTAGCCCTTGAGCTTTCGCATTAGCTTGTCTTACCTCTCTTGCTTTATTTTGTATTTGATCCCAATATACATCACCGCCAATTTGTATAGCAGGTAGGGCTCCCATAGTCAATACAGCCCCAAGCATATTAGGTAGTTGCTCTGTAACCAGCGCTCCCACGTTTTTACTAATCTCTATGCCTTGGGATAATTTATCAAATGCACCTTCGTCATAAGCCGCTGCTATAATGTCATCTTCCAAAAGCTTGACAGCTCTTGTGTTCATTTGATCTACTCTTTCGTCTTTTCTATTAGCATATAATTCTTGAAATTCTTTCCAAGTCATTTCCTTGCCTTGATTCCAATTAGCAATAATACCGTCGTCTTCATAACCAATAGAACTCATTTGTTTAGGGCGAAATCTCATAGATTGAGCTACATTGCTTGGATCGTCAACAACGTATCCTACAGTTTCGTCAGACCAATTATACTTATTAGCTAAGTTTTTATTTCTTTGTAAAGACTTATCCCTTTCTGCTTGTTCCCTTGCGGTTAAGCCTAATGCTGTTTTTTGTGCGGATGTATTAAAGCTTCTACCCCAATTATAAAATATCTTAGGTATTTTAGATACATTTTCAATTTGCCCTAAGCCCATAACATCTGGCAATGCATCATCTATTTTTTTACCCCCAAGCTCTAAATATTTCATCCACTCGGGTGTGTGAACATCTTTAATATATTTAGCATGATCTGATCCTAGTCTAGACTGAAAGTCTTCATTAAAATCAGTCATTACATTTTTAAACTGGAAGTCACTTGACAAAGCGGTATTCATTAATTCACCGTAATAGCTTTGTACATCTTTATTAAACAAGTCTATGTTTTCTTGAGTAATATTATTTGGATCTGTTAAATCGTATTTTTCTTTGGCATTAGCTATATACAATTCTAATTGAGGTTGTACAGTTTTTTCAACTCTTGGTACAATCTTATTTTGTATTATAGGATTATTTTTAACAAATTCTGTAGTTGTTTTTGATCTAAAGTTTTGTATTTCTTCTGGCTTGTCAAAATCTAAGCTACCCCAATCTGTAACTGGCATTTCTGAAGCATTAGCTTTATACAGCTCATCGGCTTGTGTTTTAATTTCGCCTCTGTAATTTTCGTATACTTCTTTAGCCTCTCTATCTTTTATAATTTTTATTGGATCAATAAATTTATTTCTTGCAACAACTGTGTTGTCCCTTGCTATTTCGCGAGATGCCAATAAACCATTGTCCAAATTGGAGACCGTATTTGTTTCCGACCCTGCACTTGTCTCCGCATCTGCAGGATCTATTTGAAAATCCACTTCATTGCCAACAACAGTAGCATCGGGATATAATTTTAAAAACTCCTCTAATCTGTCGTCGGAAACGTTCATGTAAGATACTTTACCATTTACGGTGTACTTATATTTTTTCATATGTATTAAATTTAAAATGTAGGTACTATATCAATACCAAATTCTTCCTTAGCTCTTTTAACGTCTGCTTCATTAGCTGGATCAAAAGTGTCTCTTGGTTTAGCTTGACCATTTCCAACATCTTCTTTGCTTGTGCTTATTAAAATTTTACCATCATTGTTTTTAGTAAAATAATAAGTTTGAGTTACTGAATCCCCAAGCTTTCCCTGTCTTTTTAAGTTTATAATATCCACAACACCATCCGAAAAATAAGTATCATTAAGAATTTTATTCTGCATAATACCAAGAGCTTCAGCAATTTTGGGAATTGCAAAATAGCCTACTCCCTCTTCCTCTGCTTCTTGTTTTAATTTCTTTGCATTATAAATACCTTTACCTGAATTAAAAACATCTTTTCTGGCATTAACCAATTTGTCTACTACTTTTGTTCTTAAAGCATCATAACTTATTGTTCCATTTTTAAGAGCGGTGCTTAAAACTGTTTCTTCATCTTTAGTAAATAAATTAAACTCAGATTCATAATCAAACACAATAGATCTTAATGCGTCTCTATTTTGTAACTGATCATCTAAATTAACTCTATACGCCTTTAGCATTTCAGGATTTAATTCACCTCCGCGTAATCCTGAATTATAAACATTTTCATTCTTGCTTAAAATATCATTAGCTAGTTTATTGTCTTTCAAACCCGGCATAGGCATATCATTATAAGATATTTCTTGTCCATCAATGTCAAACCCTAAGTTACCACCAGCTAAAATTTTAAATGGTGAGTCAACACCCTTATCTGCTCTTTTATCTTTATTTTCATCCGCAAAACCAAAAATTGTTGCGGCATTGTTATTTACGCCTGGATCATTTCCATTAGAATACAATCCATTTAATTGATTTTGGGCATAATCAAGTTTGCCCTTTTTATAAGATTTTAATTGCGCTGCTAAATTTGTAAAACTATTATTAACATTTTGCATTTGATCTACGTATAGCATGTAATCCGGATCTGTAGTGTCATCAAAAGCCGCTGCATTTTTAGCAGCTTCAGCATATATAGATCTTTGGCTAAGCAAAAAGTTTCTCATTGTTCTCGTTTCTTCGGGACTAAAGCTAGTGAAATCCATATCGGTTTTCATCTTGCTCATGTAATTATTAACTCTAGCCTGTATTGCTTTGTTCTCATCTACTCTAGACGTAATTTGTCTATTTGAGCTTCCAGAGCTAGCAAACCCCTGACTAACTGCCCCAGCAACATCTAAAAATTTCTTACCCGTTAAAGCAGCACCCTGTATTAATGCATTATTTGCCATATTGTTTTAATTATTTTTTCTTACCTCTACCTTGGTAGAATTAACTTCTGGCCTACCTATTATTTTAGGGTTTACTGGCATTGAGTTTTCTGTCGGTTTAACCACTCTTGGTTTCGTATAGTTAGGCTTTATAGAGCTGGGCCTATTAAAACTAGGTCTTTGATTTATACGTGGATTTGGGTATACATTATAGTTCCATCTCCAATCTTGTCTATACTGATATCTAAACGCGTTACGATCTATTAATTCTTCTATTCTTCTATCAAGCACCCTAAATTTAAAATCTCTAACAGGTACAGCTAATGTATCACCAGCTTCCGTTATTGTTAATATACTCTTAATTTTATAACTTGATAAATTGTATTTGCTTCCGCAAGATGTAAGTATTAACGCTAACGCTATGATTATTATTTTTTTCATAATTAAATTTTATTATATTATTATCCTAATAAATTACCAATAAAACTTCCCTCACCTTTTTGGTCCGCTATGCCTGGTAAGCTTGGAATAATAGATCCAGCTGCTCCGGCAACTCCACCAATTATTGATTTAGTGGCTGCATCTCTAGCCGCGTTAGCAGCCCCGAGTCTTTGTTGCGACATACCTAGCATTGTTTCTGTTTTATCTTTTTCGGCAGCTCTTGAATCATAAGCTCCTTGTAACTCTTGCCTTTGAAGTTGCGCAGCCATTTGTCTTTCTGCCATTTGGTTTTGAGCTTCTTGCTGTCCAATACTTGCGGATGCTGATTGAGCATTTGCAGTTTGCTGTTGAGCAAGCGATTGCGCTAGTGCAGCTATACCTGAACCACCGGCTGCACCAGATAATTTATCCATAGTATTAGCCATGCCAGCCTGTTGCTGTTGATTAATAAAATCTGACTGTTGTGTATTAACAGTCAAATCCTCCATAGTGTTTTCTTGATTAACAGCTAAATTAGATGTATCTAAGCCTTCCATACGTGCTTTATTTCTATCAAATTCTTTCTGAGCTTCTCTTTGTTCTCGTTTTCTTTTACCGCTTCCTATGATCCCCCCGGCTATTCCCGCGAGACCCTGTACGGCACCTAACATTGGTATCATATGTATTGAATTGTTTTATAGGTTATTATTACGTATTATTTGCTACTTTCAAATATTTCAGAACCAACTAAAAATAACTCTGCATAATCTAATGAATCATTTTTTAATTGCATTTCAGCATAGTAGCCTTTTAATCCGCTTGTATTTACGTTTGCTGTTTTACTAAACAGTATAAAACTAGTAACAGTTGGTCTTGTTTGAGTGCTTAATATATTACAAACTATTGAATTAGCATTAGGTATAGCTGTTATTTCGCCTATTAAGACAATATCTTTTCCATTTATATCGTTAGTGTAATATGCTGTATCTCCCACTTGAACGGAAACATTCAGTGGCTGAGGAAATGTTAATGTTATAGAATCTATTGCCGCCATAAGTATTAAGGTGTATTACAATTAGAGCATTGGTTATAAGGCCCGTTGCCGCTGTTACCAGCTTCGTCAATTTTAGCGTTAGCTGGGGTTGATGATATAGCTATTATTTCTGCACAGCTTATAGCTCCGCCTGCTGATTGCTTAACCCAAACAACATCCCCTACTGAATAAGTATATTGTAGCGCTATCAATTGGTTTCCGTCGTAACCGCTTGTAGTATCTAAATAATATTGCTGTACTTGTCCACAAACCTGCGCTCTCCAAGAGTTTGAACAAGTCGGGCAAGTCTGGCCAATTTCTAAGGTTCCCCCTGACGCTGTTGTTAGCTGTCTATAAGTTGCCATATTAAATTATATTAAGGTGTTGTACAAGTTCCCGCATCGTCACTATAGTATCCTGCTGCTGCTATTGTTGTTAAAGCCGCGTCAGAGTAAAGCAATGTTGCTGTAGCGAAAGTAGCACCTGCTGTTACATATACTGTAGCTGTAGTTGACGTGCCACAGCATACTGTGTTTGCCGTAGTAGCGTAACATAAGATTAGTTGAGTTGAACACGTGGCACACGTTTGTGACGATCCTAATGTTCCTCCTGTTTGTTGTCTGTAATTTGCCATGTTTATTTATTGTTTATAAAATCCGTCAGCTGCAGGGTTGCCTGAAGCATCTAGTACTGATGTTGCTGTTAAAAATGTTTGTCCGCTTGCTACAAAATAAGTTCCACTTGAAGCTGTGCAACAAGCTGTGTTAGCTGTTGAGCCAAAACTTAGTTGAACTGGAACTAAAGCACCTTGTATATGCTTATCTAAATCTAAAGTACTTAATAAGCTGGGTGTACCTGTTCCGTATATTGTAACATCAAGTACAGCAGTTAATGTTTTAGTTGCTGGTACGTTATCTATTGTTATTGCTTGTGAATTTACATTAAATTCATAATTAGGAAACACAGAAGCTTGATTTGTCCAATCCTGAACATTTATAGGATTAGAAATAACAAAGTTTGCTGTAGATGTAGCCGCTACTGTATATGTAAAATCTTGGTTAAATGTTTCGTCGCCTGGAATAAAAGTATTAGAATCAGCAGCACCTACTGTTACGTTAGTATTTGTGCTTGTAAATCCAAAAGATAAAGATGTATTTATATATTGATTAACTACAATTGTTGATGATTGCCCATTTGGTGTATCAAAAGTGCTTGCTAAATTACCGGTTAAAACAAAAGTATATGTTTGATTTACGGTTGTTGGCGGAAATATAACATTAACCAAAGCTCGCCCAGTTGAATCTATTGTACCTGAAGTATTAACTATATTAGTGTTGCCTGGCGTTGCTGTACATATTAAAGCCCAATTTGCGCCTGTTATACCATTAATTGTAAATGTTCTGGTTGCACCACCAACATTAGCGTTGCTAGTATTAAATACCCAAGATTGTATTTCAACCGAAGGACTATATATATCAATAGCGTTAGCAGTTAAACAAAATTCATCTCCTGTAACGTTGTTAACCGGAAAATTATAAGTTACAGTAAAGACTATACTTATTAACTGATTATTACTATTATATGTTTTAGATTTGGTAATAGAGTAGTTATTTATATTACCTATTGTCAATGCTAATATCGGTTCCACCTCAAAATAGTAACCGGTGCTTGCTACAACACTTTGTGTTAATACTGTCGCTGTTGTATTAAAATCCCCCGACCCACTATAGTTAGCTGGCAGCTGCCCTGCTTTTGGAAAAGATATATTAGATGTGCCGCAAGCTTTTATTGTGCCTGCTAAAGTTACAGGTGTTTGCTCAGCGTATCCCGAAGCACATATGTCAATCAACACGTCATTTGCTGGCATTACACTTGGTGAAATATAATTAACAACACAATTTATATTAGCCCCATCCTGCGAAAAAGTAACACTGCTAACATAACTAGGTAATGGTGCTGTGGCTGAAAAATTACTAGCGGTTACAGTATACCCAGGATCTGGTGTTATTAAAAGTACAACAGACGGATTATCTTGCGTCCAATCAACTCCTACTACCTCTGGAAAACTTACTATAGTTACTGAAAAGTTGTTTATATTTATTGATGCCATATTTATAGTATTTCCCCTGTTAATACATTTATAGTTACTGCACTGTTATTTGGTTGCTTTTGTGAATATATTTCAACACCTGATTTAAATACTTGTAAATAAACACCATCCCCGTGTGTATTTAATACTCCACCCGCATTCCACGTGTCTGCAATTAAGCCAAAAGAAACAATCTCTGGGTTAGGCCCAGTCGTGTTAGCAACTATATTGTTAGCAGTTGTTTGATCTATAGTGATTAAGTTATATCTATCCTTAACGCTAAATGAATCTGTGCTTAGTATATATTTTTGATAAGGTGCTGATGACCTCAATTCTGTACTCGTAACGTTTTGAGCTACTGCCGAAGGAATTGTAGCACTTCCTTGAACATCACCAGTCGGGCTATTAGCAAATCCATTTTGATCTACAGTATATGTATCATAAAAACCTGTAACCCCTAAATTGTTACCTACATATGCTCTAGCTATATCTGTTGTATTACCAACTATTCTATAAGTACCTCTGTTACAAGCATGGCTAGCCGAAACAGTATTTGCCATTGCGGTTACTTGACCTGTTGTTGGGTCTGTATAACTTCTAGCAATTTGAGCTCCTCTTGTTGTAACTAAAAATTCTAGATCTAATAAAGCCGCTTCAATTGTGTCACCAGTTACTTGTTGTGTACCTGTATTTCCATCGGGATCAACTACAGTCATTGTAAAATCAATAGCTCCCGCGCCACCAGATACCGTACTAGGAGGTATATACCAATTACCACTACCATCATTTAATGGAGCAGGTTGATTCATCCAAGATGGCATATTAGCTTGTGGTAAAGCTATAAACAATTGTTGTGGTGTGTGGTCAGGATCGTCAATACCTATAGGATTATATGTCCAAACATCACCGTCAACCAATCCTGTTAAAGCTGGATGATTTGTTGTAAAGTAAGGATTTTCTGCTACAGGTAAAATATCTATAGATATAGTTGCTGGAGCGCTACAAACGCCCGCGCAGCAAACCTCTACTGTAAAAGATCCAGCATCACCATAAAAGTTTAAATTAGGATTAAAAGTAAATGAACCGCTACTTTGTAAAACAAGTGTTCCACTGTTTGTTGCATCATTTATTAAATTAAATGTAACACCAGTAGCACAAGTATTTGTATCAGCTATTTGGAATGTTCCTAATGTATCTTCAACGCCAGTAAAAGATTGATCATTAAGTAATGGAGGTATGGTTGCTGTAAAGCAAGTATCATCCAAAGATGTTGTTACAGTAAAACTAGTAGGAGTAACATCTCCTGTAATAGAATTAGCTCGTCCAATACCTTGTACATTAAATTCGTGAGAGTCCACGTTGTTATCACAGTTTGTATTAAAAAATGTGTCTAATCCTTTTATATAATTAAAATACTTACCTTCTTTGTCTAAAAATTCCTTAACCTTACCCTCTTGTAAATCTGTAACAATAGAATTAGCATACCAACCTTTTGTTGCAGAAAAGTCATTTGGATTTAATTGTTGTGCTTGTACTTGAGCTAATGAATAAGTTTTTTGACTTGGTAGCACTTTATAAATATATTCTTTAGAATTAGTTCCACTGTAGTTTAATGTTTTAAATCCTTTTACTGATGCGGGATTTTCGTTAAATATAACATTAAATGAGCTTTCATAGTAATCACCTAAAGTTTCATCACTAGGCCCTATATTATAAAAGTTATTGTGCGAAGTATTAATATTATGCTCCCATAGCCTACCGTCTTTAAATGTATAATACTTATTATTTAAAAATACACTAGCCTCCGGTATATATGTTTTTCTAGAAGTCCAACCGTTAACTGGTGCTTCTTTAAAAGATATGGTTGTGCTAGTTGTAGGTTTTGTATTTAAAAATTGACCACAAGTAGGATCTGGGTTTGTTCTGTCAAACTCACCAGCGCCTAAAGTTTGTTGCCAATATGGAGAAAGCGTTGAAAGAGAGACATTATAGTTTCTTCTATGCGCATCCCATCCACCAATAATTTTATCATTTAACCCTAAGTTGTCTGAGAAAAACCCATGCATACCGTAATCAGATATCTCTGTTATCCCGTCTCCTGACAATCTTATTACAGTACCTCTATTTGCGTCAGTATAATACATTCTAAAGCCAAACTCTGCAAAAGATTCTGGATTGGTTGCAATACCAAATTCTCCCGAAAAAGTTATAGTTTGTCCTAGCACGGCTTGATTGGATGTAACATTAGCGCTGCCATCAGCGTTAAATAAAGCGTCCTTATTAGCCAGGATCTTCATGGACTTATTTTCACATAGAGTAACTAAGTTGGTGTCTCTAGAAAATAGTTTTTGTATGCTTCCGTATTCAGGGTTAACGTCTTTAGTTATAGATTCAGCTTGTATAAATTGGTTTAAACCATTAACACCAGATGTTGAATTGTATATTTGAGAAAATATTAATCCATTGCTTCTATGTTCTTCATTATACGGCTCATCTAATGTAGCCGAAGCTTTAACACCGTTTTCAATAACAGGTTGATTAAAGTCATCTCTTATACGATCCGACTCTACACCATTTGCAAAAGAATAACAGTTAAAAAAGTTTAATGTATGCTCAACGCCATGTTGTGTTGCTGTTTCATAGGAGCCCGGTACTTCGTAATATATATCAAGTTCGGCCGCTTCTTTTGGTTCTGTTTCAAATATAGCTGGATTAGCCGAAGTAAAACCTTTATCTTCTGGATTTAAAGTTAAAAACTCAATACCAACATAATTGCTGTTATTAGAACAAGTGTAGCTTGTTAAGCCACCATCAACCACCGGATCCCATTGTAACCCACCTGTTCCTTCAATTGGCTTTATAGTAAGTTTATATCTTCTTAAAGTATTTAAGCTGTCGTCGTACATTGTGTTACTACTATTACAAGCGTATGTTCTGATCACTGGGTGTTGATCTATAGCTGTAATTCTATATATAGTACCATTAGGATCCTCGGGTATACCACCACCCGCATCTATAAATCGAAATAAAGAACCAACGGAATTTAGGGCATCGTGCAAAGCAGGGTATTTAACCTCCATCGATCTATTACCGCCATAAGCTCCCGCTCCAGTCCAACTAATTTCAATAGTACCTTCTGTTGCACCTAACGTTGTTCCTTGTCCTTTTCTAGCGCAGTCAGTTTTTACTCTATCAATAAAAAGCCTACTGTCGTTTCCTTGTGCATCATCACAAAGCCAATTATAAGAACTACGATGCCAATCCCTTCTCCTATCTTTAGTAGCATCTAAATAATAACAAAACCCTAAAGCTTTTCTTATATATTGATCATCAGTGGCTCTTGCCGCTAATATATTTTCAGTAAGCACTACATCCTGATTCACTTTAACAAAAAATCTACCTGTAAATTCCGGCTTATTTTGAATTTCAATTTCAGCTATTTCTAATTGTAATCCGTCTACAGCGTATGTCCAGCCATAAGGATCTGTTGATGTGAAGTTCATATCCGCTCCAAAAACTGAAGAAGAAGTTAATGTATATTTTTCACCACCAATATCAATTTTCCCAATAGATCCTATTTTGTACCAATTACTAATATTAAAGCCATCTGTAATTCTCATAACCAAACCAGAAGTTGAAGCAGTCTCTACACCAAATGTTTGTTCAAAACCTGGGTGATCAGAATTATTATCTGAAGCATCTACAGCAATCTCAACACCTCCTTCTATAGGAAAATAACCATTAGGAAATAATAATTGGGAGTTACCATCGGATCTTGTCATAGTACCTTTTGATAACTTTGTTTCCTTTAGATACTGAGGCGCTTCATTTTCAATAGCTATAATTTTATATCTAGCTTTTTCTGTTACAGGATCATCACTATCATGTTCTTTTTTAAGTATAATAAAAGTTTCTTCATCTACTTTGTTTCTTTCCGCTGATGGAAAAGATAACCAAACATTCCCATCCTCCGCGTCATAATATCGATCTAAACATAGATTATAATACTCCTGAGATGTTTCTTTTATGTAATATTTAAAATTAGGGAATTGATTTTGTTGATCGTAATAAGGAACAGAACTTGCGATCTTTGCTTTGATCTTATTTGACTTTTGGGCATCCTGCTTTTCAATAACAGCAGTCGCTTCTTTACTTGTAAATACAGGTGTTGTTCTTCCGTATTTATCCATATAAGCAACGCCAACTTGGTAAGTTCTAATAGATTTAACAGATTCAGCTACTGTATTATTACCAATTATTACACTTGAAATTGGTTCACCACTGGGGGTTAATATATCTAAAGAGTCTGTAGCTACATCAATAACTGTTTGGGTAGGATTACCTAAAGAATCAATTAAATTAAAATTCTGTGTATAATTACCGTATATCAGTCTGTTAGCGGATATTTCTTGGGCTAGTGCTTTTCTAGGCACATTGTCGTATGGCCTTAGCAATTGGTTAGCGTTTACAACCGAAGTTATAATTTCTGTTTTAATATTGAAAGAGTTGGAAAGCCACTCATCATCCGTGTTAGTAAAAGAATCAACAACGTAAACATTAGCGTTGTTGGTAGCTTTATATAATATGTCTACCTCAACCACATCAATGGGTATATTAGACGGTATAAAATTAGATATCGTTAGCTGTCTAATATTATTAACCATCGCTAAATTATAACCCTCCTGAGGGGAGTAATTAAAATCTCCAGGTATAAAAGCAGGATTACTAAAAGGCGAGAAAGCAGAAATTTCATTATTCTCGTATTTATATCTATAGCCAAATCTAGCAAACCTCATTTCAAAAAATGGTGTTTCTTGCTCTAATACTACATCATATAATTTAGGGGTTGTTGTTTGATTTTCTATACCGACCCCAACAGAATTAACAATTACTACAGCGCCTGTTTGATTTTGTCCACTTCCTATTATAGATTGAACAGTACATCGTGAGATTGCATCGTTATCCAAGGGATCATTTTCTGACCACGAAAAAAGCAAGACGTCGTCAACTTTAAAATAAGGCGGTGTGTTTCCAAGCCATGTAAGTGTTTGCGGCCCGCTTTCGCTGTTCAGCGGAACAACTTCACCGTTAATAGTTTCTGCAAAAGAAAATAATGTTTGAGTTTCTACAGTTGCAATTTCCGGCGGGTTTGTACCGTCAATGGTTCTGTCTGTAGAATATGCTTCTATAGTGGGAGGTTGTAGCGGATATTTTTTTATTACAGTTAGATCAGACTCTATAAAGTCTCTACCGTATATTTGCGAATGAGTTAAAAAGTTTACTGGAGGAACCCAATCTTTTATAATTATTTTTTTAGGTTCAGTTTGATTATCTGTCCATATTAACATACCATCAAGTACATTAACACCTGTTATTAAATAATCTTTATTAAACTTTAAAATATTTTGCGTGTCTACAATTAAAGGTAAAGTTACCGTAGTCACAGAATTATACGAAGCAATAACACTAATATTATCTGAAGCTATAAACCAATATATTTCGTCTGAATTCTCATTAGACACAGCACCAATACAAATTGGATTACTTAAATCGCTTATATAATCACTAGTCCATGACGTAAGTTTACCTGTAGTTTCGTTTAAGTATTTAGATTTCTTTTCTCTATTACCTTTTATATTTTGAAATGAACCGACCTGTGAATTATCAGAGGACGCTATCTCTAAATTTAAAGCATCGCGATATTCACCGTTGGGAACCAATCTCTCATCGAAATCTTTATTCATTTTCCCATTGGTAAACGTATGTATTAGTTCTGCCATTCAGTTTTACGATTTAATCCATTTGGATTGATTTCTCATTACTTGTGCCATTAGATCTGATTTTAATTCTGATAAACGAATTTTAGCATTTCTTCTAGCTGCTACCATTTCTTTTTTAAATCTTTGTATAGCGTATTCTTGTGTATTAGCTCTTACTGATAATATAGCATGAGCTATGTATTTATATATTGCATCAATAGCAAATTTATGTACAGTCATATCTTCGTCACAACCAAGTCCATCACTTATGTATTTTAAAGTTACAATTTTACCAACTAAGTTTGAGCTGAATCTTATCATACCTTTCTTTTGATCTATATAAAATACACCATTTGCTTGCATTTGCTCTGGATTTATTCCATATCTTCCGCCATAAGCATAAAGATTTAATAAATCTGGATTATTTTGCCAAGCATTCCATCCATTCTCAGAGTCACCCAAAGGGTATCTGCTATTTTCTTGCCATCTTCTTAAGGTTTCAGACGGTTGTGGGTATGCAACCTCACCGTTTTCATCAAATATATATTCATAATTGCCGTCTTGCGCATAAGGCAATGGGTTACTAGTTAGATCTGTTCTATATATTATTCTTTCGATGCCTTTGTTATCTACCCAAGATAATTTAGTATAGTTAACATAATCCTGAGGCATAACCATATATAAACCAGGAGGACACTCAATTTCAACTGATTTTTCTTGCGGCAAAGTATCGAAGCTAAACTCTTGTATAGCTTGTTGAGCATGGAATGCAACATCTGTTCTTTTAACTTTTGTAATTATTTTTTCTTCTCCAACATAAACAACCATAAAATTATTTATGATATCTGATATGCTTACAAATTGATAGCCACCGTAATTTTCATCATTACTGTCCCAAACACCGTCTGGGCCTAAATAATATTCTTCCTGTGTTTTATTTATTAATGCCATCTATTATTGTTTTTCTTGTTGTGTAGTTTGTGCCTCTATACTATTGGCAACCTGATACATTTGTATTTCTTTTGTAGACAAGCCAGCGAAAGCTAATATCTTAATAACTAGTTCAGTTTCTTCAGATTCGTGTAATTCAAAGTTAACAGCAGTAGTAGCATCGTACAATGCTTCACCGTACACCATTTGATATCCCCACGCTACCTCTGACGGTACTTTTATATAATTACATGTTACACCAGTAGTTAACTCTCCAGCTGAACCATATACCTTATAGCCAGCATCGCTAGCCACAAAAACAGGTCTTGAGTTAGTAGGTTTTAAATACTCAGATTGATTAATCATTAAGTATTCATTGTAGTTTGTACGTTCCGCTTCAACAAGTGTTGTCGTATTTACTACAGTATTTGGTGTTGGATATAATGAAAGGGATGATACTGTGTTTGCATAAACAATAGTACCTAATCTATATAGATCAGCGGGTGCTGTCCAATAGTTTTGGGCGCTATAAGTCATAGCCCCATTTTTTTCGAATATGTTAATCTTTTCATTAAGGATGTTAAGCATATCGGAAAACTCGGTATCATTACCTGGTACTCTTCCAAACTGATTAATATCATAAAAGTATTGTTCGAATATATCTAATTGAGCTTGATTAGCAAATAGATTAAATTCCTGAGGAGTAACATACCCTCTTTGTTCTTTATTAAGTATTGCTAATACTCTTTGATATACAGTATCTACGCTTACAGCCATAATTTATTTTTTATTATTATAATAATAGGCCACCGTTTAGTAGCCTATTACTATAAGGTGACTATTAAAGTCTTTTTTCAATTGCTTTGTATATTTCCATACCTTCATCTGTTTTAAAGAAAGCAGATAGAGCTGAATAAGGATGCTCATCAAATGGTACAGTCATTACTTTTCGACCATTTCCACCATAAGTGAAAGTTCTTTGGTCTTGTGATAAATTTAATATTCCTGCTTCAACAGCTTTAATACCAAAATTTCTTAACTGAGTATTATCGTCTGTCGCTAATTCAAGGAATAATTGTGGATTTTTTCTAGCAAATATTAATACATCTCTTTTTAATTCAGATGATGATAATGTATTTACCTGCTCTCCAACTTCTACACGCAATATAGCCTCAGCATCTTCTAAGGATAATCCTTTAGCCATATTTAATGCTTGTAATTCAAACTCAATCCATTCTACTTCATTAGTAGCAACTTGTTGAGGTTTATATTCTTTATATATTAAACCCAAGTCTGGGTGATATAATGATAATAGTTTTTGTAATGCAACATCTTCTTTTCTCACTGATAACTTACCATTCCTAAAAATGATTCTCCCCATTATAACTTGACCTTTTTGTTCGTCAACAAATGGTGATCTTTGGTTAGTTGCGTATCTTAGTTCTCTTTGATACCCTTTCTCTTCATCAAACCAAAGTAGTGATTTAACTCTTGAATGCGCTGTTGCTATAGAATATACCAAAGGTTCTTTACCTGTGGCAAGTTCATATAATCTATCTTTAATTACCCAAGTATCTTTTTTTACTTTAGGTACTTTTATTTCTTGAGGTGCAACCTCAATAGCTTCTGCTTGTGCTTTTTTAGCCATGATATAATATAATATAAATGTTAATAAGAGTAATAATTACCCCCGTCAATTCAACGAGGGTAACCACTACTTGATAGTCAGCCTAAGCTTTTAATAATACGAAGTTGTTCGCTGCTTGAGTACACATTGTTCTTTCTGATAAGAAATGCACATTCATAACATCCGTGTCGCTTGTATAGTTTCCGCCAACTGAACCAGTTACCCAAGATTTTAATCTTCTGTCATCAGCTTCAGAAGCTCTGTATCTGATGTGTAAGAAAGGTCTTGAAATGTTTTGTCCTAATTGTTGGTCGTAAACTGTAGAAGTTCCAGCTGGTACAATAACACCTTTGATATCGTTAATTAATCCACGAGTTGTAGAATCATTTAAATATTTCCAGTCTGTTTTGTAGAAATCGTAAGCTCCTCTTCTGAATCCAGAGAATCCAAGGTTTAGGGCCATATCTTCAGAGTTATCAAATACACCGTAAGATGTACCTCCAGCTCCGTAAGAATTTTGAGCAGCCAACATGTCATCAATACCTAGAGACGTAGCTCTATCTAAGAACATCATGTTTTCCTCAATAGCTCCCTGCTTATCTAGCTCTTGTAAGATTGTATCAAACGCGTCGATCCCTGTCCCTGCACCTACTGTTGCAAAATCAGTTCCTGACCATACTAATCCTCTTTCTTCTAGTGTAGAGAATAATCCTTGCATACCTGAAAGTGTAGCTCCTGCTGCATTCGTAAATGGAGTAGCTGCATTTTCTGCTTCAACCATACTCATTTCTAAGTAGTCTTCGAATCTAATTCTTGACTCATGCTCAGATTTTAAGTACCATAAGTATCCACCAGTTCCTATTTCAGTAGTAACTTCAACCCATCCAATTTGAGCAACGTCTGAACCGTTAACCTCATACTTGTCTCTTAAGATGATTGGTTTGTTACTGAAAGTTGTAAAAGATGCATCAACTGAATTACCAGCTAATGAAGATCCTTTTCCATATTCAGAACCAAATACGAATAAGCTTAAGTTACCGTTACCATTTGTTGCTCCTTGTAAAGCTACTGTAAGGTTTCTGTTTGCGTTATCGTATACTTCAATAGCGTAAGTCTGAACACCACCTGCTAAAGCCCCTACAGACTTAACAAATGCTTTGTTAGTTACATTACCTTTAGCAATAACGATAGTCATACCAGGTCCTAATAATGGAACTTTTCCATCTGCTCCTGGAGAAGGTAAACCAATAGTTTGAGTACCAGCTGCTCCTGCAGGCGCGTTAGATACTGCTGTATCGTAAGCTATGTGTAATCTTCCTTGTTCTGACCAAACTACTTGATCTGATGCCATAGGCATCTCTGCTCCTACCATTCTTAAGAATCCAGTGATAGTACGGTTACCGTATCTCTCTACTTCTTTCTCGTAAACTTCAGGTAAAAATTGTTGAGTCCAGCTCATATCTGCTAAAGATAAATAGTTATCTCCAAACAGTCCCTTTACTGGTCTCGGTGTAAGGTGGTTTAAATTTGCCAACGTTGCTGGCGCTACATCAAATGCCATAATAAATTATTTTAAATGTTTAAAAGTTTTAATTCGTAATTTTGAATCGGCACTTCCTGAATCGACTGATCTAACTGTAAACCCGTTGGCAGTTTTAACTTCTTGATGAACGCCTCTCGCTCCCATCTGTACGTTTTTACTTTTTGCCATACTGTCTTTCATAGCGTCGGCTTTGCCTTGCTCATAAAAGTGATTTGCAATTGAGTCTGCATTCATAGCTGTGAATAATCCTTTGTGATAACCTTTGGCATCTGACATTTCGTTTTTTTCATTCAAGAACTTCTTGACAAAATTATTAATATCGCTTTGGTTTTCTTTAACGGAATTAGCGTCTTTAACTTTAAAACGGTATTTTTTGTCTCCGACTTGATAATCAAAACCTTTGAAATCATCACCAAAAACATTACTCGTTTTATTTAAAAACACTTCTGTTTGCTTCTCAGCTATTCGAGTTGCCTCCTCGTTTTCTTTTGTATAGCGATTGAAAAAATCTACCGCTTTTTGTTGCTCAGGTGCTAATTTAGAACCTGATTTTATTTCTTTGTAATATTTAGACTTTAAACCGTCTAAATGATTCTTAGCTTTAGCTAATTCTTCTCTTTGTGATATCTTCTTACGTCTTACTTCTTTTTCGTCATCGACTTCTTCATCGTAAGAAAATTTATCTTCCATAAGAAAATCAATATCTTCTTTATCTAAGTGAGGTCTTGTAGTTTCATAATACTCTCTTAGCAATTGATTCTCATTTAAAGAACTATAATCTTGATTAAGCTTTACGTAATCTTCCAGGCTTCCACCGGTTTCATTCATAAACTCTACAACTTTCTGTATGTTTTCAGGTAAAGGTTCAGCGGTGTCTTGTGATTGCTGAACAGCTTGTTCTATTTCTTCTTTTAGCTCTTCTGTTTTTTCTTCAACCTCTTCGTCTGTTATTTCTTCAAGAACGGATTCTTCAGCTTGAACGGGCTCTGGTTGTTGTGGTATTTCTTTTTCCACTTCTTGTACAGGTTCGGCTTGTTGATCTGCAGCCACGTCTGTTGTTTCTTGCTCTGTATTGGCATCTTCTTGTGGTTTATTAAGTTGAGTTAAGTCTAATTTAATACCACCACTTTCTTCATCTATTGAAACCGGGGAATCAACTTTTAGCTGAGGTTCAGCTTTAACTTCTTCAGGAGCTTCTTTAACTTGTTCAGCTACTGGTTCTTTTTTTTCAGGGGCTTTAACTTTAAAGCTACCTTCTGTTTTAATTTCTGACATGATAAAATATTATATAATTGTTACTATTATTATTACCTAGGATCAAAAGCACCTAAGCCAAATCCACCTCCCATTGTGTCATTCCCTCCAGATTCGAAGTTAGTTGGTGGTGTATCGTTTTTTCTTTGTGCAATCATTTCACTTTGCTGTGTACCTTGTATTCTTGTACGTTGATCTTTTCGATCTTCAATTTCTTTTTCTTTGTCTTTAGCACTCTGAACCTCCATACCTTTAAGCTGCATGTTATATTGGAATTCTAAAGCCATCAATTCTTTTTTAGCGCCAACTTCAACACCTATTCTTTGCTCTTCAATTTGACCCTTTAATTGCTCTAATTGAGATTTAGTTTGAAATAATGCTTGATCTTTTTGTATTTCAGCCTGTGCTGCTACTTGCTGAGCTTGTGCGTTTGCTTGAGCTTGAGCTTGTATATTTGCTTGCTGTTCTTGTTGTAATCTTTCTTGACGTTTCTTTTGCCTAACTTTCAATAACTGATTAGCTAATTTTATATTTTTAACTTCTCTTATATCTATAGCATCGGATAAATCAATTAACCCAGCTGATAACGCTTGTTGCACGTTGTTTTCTAAAAGCTGTTGCTCTTCTTCGTCAGGCGTTAATTCCAAGAATATACCGAAATCATGTAAATGTAAATCCCTTAATTCATCTAAAGTAGCCACATTAAACCCACCTATTTTTTGAATAAATGATTCTTTTGCTGGATGATATTCAAGTATATCGGATATTCTTAAAGATAAACATTCTGCTGTTTCCCTTGTTAAATATAAACCCGCATCAAGTATATGCCTTGTTGCTGTATTAGAATTAGCCGCTGCTAGTTTCTGCACACCTACTAAAGCTCTTGCGTCCGGCGTACTACCATCTCTCGCTTCATTTAATCCGGTTACATCTCTTATCATTTGTAGATAATAATTGTAAGTGGATATAAGTGTTTGTAACTTTTGGCCTCCGCTTCCGGTTTGAACTTCCTGTATTGGCACTTTGCCAGGGTTCATATCACCCTCTTGTGTAAATGATCTACCTATTATAGATCCTGTTTGAAAGAACATATTAAGTGCTTCTTGAGGATTATAATTTGTACCATTACCCAAATCAACTTCATTTATACCATCAGCATCTAAGTAAACACCGTCTGGTATCATTCTTTGTAATACTTGCTGTAATTTTAAATGTGTTAATTGTATCATATCAGCAAAAGCAGTGCAACGACTTACTATTGATTCTATTCTACCTTGATACATTCTAGGAGCTGTTATAGCGTAATTCATTTTAACTTTAGAACTATCACTTTTTGGTCGCATCATATTCTTAGCCATCTCCCATTTAAGTAATATATCAGTTCCCAATACCATTACACCTTCGTATAATACTTCAAGTGATCTGGACATTTTACCAAATTGCTCTTCGTACATTTCAATAGGTGGATTGAATTGATCATCCCTTACTATTATTTTTGAAGCACCTGTTGCAGTCTCTTTTACTTTATAAACTTCATTCATGTAAGTT